CAAAAGCCGATAGGATATTGGATAGCGGAAAGCGTGGAGGTAAAGGATAATGAATATTCTTTTAAGTGCTTTAATTAATCATTTTTTAAGTGTTGCCGAACAGGAACTCATCAAAGACGAACCTGAAATTGTACAAGCCATAGAGAATGAGCTTAAACTATTAGTCTCAAAGATTGAAAATTTACTTTCAACCAAATCATCCAGCGTAGCAGCCATTGTTAATCCTGTATTAACAAGTGCTGAAACCGTGGCTGATAGCGCTATAAGTGCTGCGGGAAACGCTGCTGTTGGCGTGCAAACTCCACAATCTTCAAATTAAGGATAACAAAATGGCTACTAAAGAAAAGAAAATGGACAAGAAAGAAGATAAAAAAATGGATAAAAAGATGGATAAGAAAATGGAACGTAAAGGCGAGAAGAAAGGTAAGAAGGATTGCCGCTACTAGGAGATAATCATGGCTTATGATGATGTTCCACGCAAACCTATTGAAGTAAGGGAAGGAAGAAGAGAAGGGTTTAAAGGTCACGATCCTCTCATTGAGACGGCTGGTGATACTGGTAAATATGGGGTGCGAACGGATGCCGCAGCCGAAGGAGTTGGTTATTTAGGTGTTGATGATTTGGATAGGATAAGACGAAAAAATCTTAAACATAAAACCAGATAAATTATAGGGAGATAATTAAATGATTACATCGATTAAAAGGGAATTTAATCTTTTCCCGAACATCGTCGGGATTGTAACGACTGATAATTTAAGTACTATAACAACTGCTGACTATTTCAGTTCCCAAGCTGCTGACGTTGAGTTATTAAACAACGGTGTTTGGCAATGGGAAAATGAAGACATCGTTTTAATTTATTACGCTACTGCTCAAATTGGTTGGTTCACTTATGATGCTACTACTGATGCATTTGTTGCTTTAGCGGCTAATGGTGGATTATCTAATACATTGCCTTCTGGTGATATATTCGTTGGTAATGCTTCAAACGTAGCTACTGCTGCTGCAATGTCTGGCGATGCTACTCTAAGCAATACAGGTGTGTTAACTATCGCTGCTGGTGCTGTATCAGGCTCTAAGATTGCTAACAACGCTGTTGATTACGCGCAATTGGCCTCAGATGTTGCGGCAACTGCTACTGTAACCTTGACTGCTGCACAGATTAAAGCTTTATACGATACACCTGTGCAACTGATTGCTGCTCCTGGTGCTGGTAAGTTAATTCTCATTGATAGCATTCTTTGGGATATAGCTTTCGGTACTTTACAATATACTGCTGGTGGTGCAATCCAAGCTCAGTATGGTAACACTGTACATGGTGCGGGTTCTCCTGCTTCTGCTTCAATTGCCGCAGCTACATTAAACGGTGTTGCAGCAAGTGGATATCTCGCTAACGGTTCAGGTGCAGCGACTTTAAATGCTCCGGCAACTGTAAGAAATACCGCAGTATTTTTATCAAATGCTACTGCGGACTTTGCAACTGGCGATAGTACTGCTACATTGTATGTTCGATACAGAGTAGTTACACCTGCATAAGAAGAGTTGTTGATGAACAAGCTAAGGATAGCTTTCATTTTTGACCTGTGGAGATGCTTAGGACGAGCAAATCTCCACAGGTTCTTTTTCTATTTCCCAAAATTCTTATTAAATCACTTGTTCATTGGTCAGGAGGACTTTTGTTATGGAAGATTTAGAGCTATGGATAAAAAATTGTGAAGGTTTAGATTTACACACCTATGTTGATACAAATGGTCATGTCACTGTTGGATGGGGCAGAAACCTAGAAAATGGTATTCGATTAGATGAAGCCGAGTTAATGTTTAAGAACGATTTAGAGCAAACCATAAGCGAATTACAAGCCTGTGAATGGTTTACTATGCAACCTCCTGGCGTTAGAAATGCACTTATTAATATGAACTTCAATTTAGGCATTACCAAATTGAATGGATTCAAAAAAATGATTGCTGCACTTCAAGCTAAAGACTATACCACGGCTGCTTTAGAAGCTTTGGATAGCCGATGGGCTAACCAGGTTCATAAACGTGCAAATGATATAGCGGTCATGATTCGAGCTGGAAAATGAGCCTTAAGCCTGAACAAATCGACCATATCAATTTAGTAAATTGGTTTAATCACGAATTTCCTGAATTCTCCGATGACTTTCATCATTTTGCTAATGAACGTTTTATTGATGTCAAAAAGAATCCTGGGCTTTGGCAACATGCAAAAAACTTGTCGAAGATGGGAATAAAGAAAGGAGTATTGGATTTTTTTCTGGCCGTACCTGTTAAGAATGATTCTGGTATATGGTGGGCTGGATTATGGGTAGAGTTAAAAGTTGGAAAGGGAAAACTTACACGGGAACAATCTGCATTTATCCATCGTAAATTACAACGTGGTTATGAAGCGATTGCTGTCTGGGGTGAGGATGCTGCGAAAGCGGTTATTTTGACTTATTTAAACAGGGGTGTTGAATGTGGAGAGCTTACGAGTAACCATCATAAGGGATCATGATTATGATTCATTCCTTATACCTGATATCGAAACATTTTTGGTTCATTTGAGAGCTGATCCAAGAATAGCAGAAAAATATAAACGAATGGATGCAATAGAGTTTAGGCAATGGGTCGAAGATGGTCTAACACCTAAACAATTTGAAAAGTTACAAGCTTTGAATAATTTATAAACAGGGAGCGTTAAGATGAGTGAAGCAGAAGCGAGTTATGAATTTGACCCATGTAGTATTGATGAAAGCGACAAAGAAGAAGAACCCGTAACATTGGATAACTGGAAACCTACAGAGCATAAGCCTAAAATTATAGCGTCTCAATGGCGACAAGATGCAATAGGAACTAACTTTAATCAGCAACCAGGATTGGACGAACTTAACAAAATACACATGTACCTTAAGAAAAAAGCATCTGATTCCGATATTATGAAAGCATTTGGGATTAATGCCGAAACCTTAGTTGCCATTAAAAAAGATAAATATGATCCCGTTGATGGAATATCACTTGATAATCAAAGCAAGATTTACAAGGAGTTTAAGCGCCTTGAAGATAGAATAGACAGCCTATTAAGAGGAATTGATTATATAGCTGAATGCATGTTTAGCAGCAAGAAAGATAAAGCAGCTTATAAAAAATCATTTAAAAAACCTAAGAAAGTTTCACCTGGTAAAAAGCCAAAAGTCGAGAAAAATGAGGAATCTGAGGAAATTTGTGAGCAAAGTGACAATTTTGGCGGTGAAGAAGAATAGAATCTGATCCATCCATGAAGGAAACAGTTGAGGGAGACGTTAAGCGCTCCCTTCTTTATTTCAAAACATCTTGACATCAAGACCTCAATACATCAAGATTCCTGCGTTTCAAGACATCAAGGAATCAAGATATGATTATTTCTATATTAAACCAGAAAGGCGGTACTGGTAAAACCACGCTGGCCGTGAATATGGCTCGCGAATATACCAAGCGCAACTGTAAAACATTACTTGTCGATTCAGACGGTCAAGGCTCTGCTTTGCGGTGGCACGAAGAATCAGGCGGTGAATTAATTGATTTAACCTGCTTACCTGTAACAACTCTCGATAAGGACGTGCTGAAATTTACCGATAGATACCGGCGAATTATTATTGATGGCGTGCCAAGCGTTTCCCCGTTAACCATTTGTGCGATTAAAGCGGCTGATGTTGTTTTAATTCCAGTACAACCTTCTCCTTATGATATTTGGGCTACAGAAGATTTGGTCAAGCTCGTGAAACAGCGTCAGGAATTAACAGACGGAAAACTCAAAGCTGCATTCGTAGTTAGCCGAAGAATTAAAGGAACAAAGATTGGCAATGAAATTGTACAGCAATTAACCTCATTCGAATTGCCGGTATTTTTACATGGCACTTATCAGCGTATTGAATATGCTAAGGCTGTTCAAGAGGGAAGAACTGTTTGTGATTTAAAAAGCGAAGCGGCTCTTGAAATGATAGCAATCGTTAATGAGTTAGAGGAATTTATAAATGGCACTAATTGATTCAGGCAAGAAAATCGATAAAGACAAGCAGCATAAAAATTTGACGGAGTTAATGGAAAATAAAGACATTAAACAATATCCGTTGAGAATCCCTGCCAATCTTTACAAAAAGGTGAGAATTAAGCTTATGCAGGAAGATAAAAACCTTCGCGAGCTTATCCTCGATATGCTTAATCAATACATCAAGGAATAAAGACATCTTGACATAAAGACATATTAGGTCTGGTTCTGTGTATAATCAGACTTAAGGATTGTCGAGTTGATGCGAAAACTTTAAGATGATAAATTCAGCCTTTACAACTAAAAAGGAAACCCAATGAAAAACTTAATAGCAGGAATAGCATTATCTACTTTAGCATCACCATTGTTTGCCGGTGGATTGTTATTTAGCGTTACATCGTCCAGTGATTCGTTAAATGTACCGATTACATTATGCCTGAACGGTCTAGCTCAAATGTCATGCCAAAACTATTCAGTTATCGGNTATGATTTAATGATTCAAACACGTACTAAAAATACTACTTCATTTCCTAATGCTGGAATCAAAGTAAATACTACTGGTTATAAGCTATCCGATTGCGTCGCCAATTCTAATGGNTATTGTATCTTCGCTGCAAATAGTTTCTCACCNGTTCATATCGGTTTGAAATAATCAACTGGTGGCTCCGAGAGGGTCATCATTGATGATCATATGCGCAAGACGCTGCCGGAGCCATAATTGGCGAATGTGGG